GCGATCAAAGATGCAGTTAAAGATATGATTGAAAACGAAGAAATCAAAGCAGAGATTGTGGATGGTGAAATCGTTTTATCTGTAGCTGATCAAGATTCAGACGAATCTGACGACGAATAAATTAATTTGAGCGGAGGTTTAAAAATTAAAATCTAAACCTCCGCTCTTTTCAAAAATTTTAGTTTAATGAATCTTTTTCTTTTAGATTTTTATCTGTATTTTGTTTCTTTTCTTCTTTTACTTTCTCTTTTAACTCTTCAAATTCTACGTTTTCTAGAATGGGTGAGTAATCATCAATTATTTGTTGCATCCGTGATTCTAATTCTTCTGTCGTTAGGTCTTCTAGCTTACCAGTACGGATTATCTTTTGTTCTATATATAGACCAGCCGCTTTTCCTCTCGCAACCTCAGCGTTAACAGCTGCAGACCAAGCTTTCTTCTCTCTAGCTTCGTTTCTTAATTTAGCCAACTCTGATATGTGATTAGCAAATGTAACTTCATATTGCTTCTGCCACTCTTCACGTAGCTCACCAATGTATTGTACTACAAGTGGATATAATTTTGGATTTTGTAATTTACTAGCTGCCTGTCTTGCTGACCCTTTTGCATAACCAGCCGCTATTGCGCATTGGGTAGCATTCATTCTACCCTGTTCTGCTATTAATAAATTAGCAAATTTTATTTGTTGTTCTGTTAATTTTTTTGGCAAACCCATATTTGACTTTTACCACAACAATGGTATAAAGCAAGTAGTTGTTGCTCTTATACATGGCAACAATTTCTTTGAATAGTAAGGCGGGTACCTTGTCTCCTGATTAGGTACCCACTAAAAAGTATGAACGGAAAATTATTAAGACAAGTTTTAGACAAAATGTTGAAGTCACCTGTAGCAGGTGAAGCAAGAGTTCAGGTATGTTTACCAGATGGTAAATATTATGACATCACTTCCTTACAATTAATGGAAAATAAATTAATTGGTGTGAGAGAGTCACATAGATTAGTTCTTACAGTTAAAGCAGAAACTTGGAATATGGGTAAAGTTTTAAAGAAAATAGGATGAGTATAAAAAAACTAAACTTACCTATACCGATTGTAGAAGAATTAAAATTATGGAAAAAACATTGTGATATAATAAAAAATTCTCCATTATCTTATCTTAAATCTCACGATAACGTTGGTACAAAAACAAATAATTATCAAACAAGTGTTCCCGTGCATTTAATAGAATCCTCGTATTGGTTGCCATTTACTTTAAGATCTTGTGCTCAATTTTATGGAGGATCTCATAGAGATTATTATTTAAGAAAACATGATGGTCATTTTGATGGTTACGATATTTGGATCAATTATTCCTACAAAGGTAATTCAAATCCTGCTCATGCTCACGCTGGAAATATATCGGGAGTTATATATTTAGAAAACGAAGATAATACTATATTTCCAAATCTTGATTTTAAATTTAAAGGCAAACAGGGAGATATGATATTATTTTCATCAGACACTTTACACATGGTTGATCCTCAAGAAAAAGAGTACGAAAGAATTACTTTTGCTTTTAATATAAATATTCAAAAACTTTCTTGACAAATGATATAACAGGTATATGGAAAATATATCTTGTTAACTTGAAAATAAGATGAAACCTGAGACCAAATTCTATGCACAAATTAAAAAATATTTTAAAGAGTTTTCGCTTATTAGACTGGAGAATCTTAGCCTTCCCGGTACTCCTGATCTATTGGTCTATAATAATAATCGCCACTTTTTCACTATAGAACTTAAAGTTACAAAGACAAACAAAGTCACATTTTCGCCACATCAAATAGCGTTCCACGTGAAACATCCTGACAATACATTTATCTTAGTTCTTGATGCCAGAGACAAGAACTCAAAACTTTATGAGGGTTCAAAAATCAGGGAGCTTGTCGCTTGTGGCTTGGCGCTTGACCCTTTGTGCTTGGGGCTTGACGCTTGTGTCCGGCATCTGGAGTCGCTTGGTGCTTGACGCTTGTGGCTTGATGCTTGTCACTTGTGGCTTGATGCTTGTCGCTTGACGCACGCTCCTCGGGATCCGTCGATCCGTCGGAGCTAATGGTCTTCTTCTCTTGAGAAGCTCGTAATTCCTTATAATATTTTGGATGTCTAAAAACGTGGCTCACTAGTGTTTACCGTAAGCCACGTTATTAACAGATTGGTCCCAGCATGCTCGACAATCTTTACATTCATTATTCTGATCAGGGGCCGGGCAGGTTCTACCCTCACCAGATACTACAGTTGAAGTGTTGACCCAGCTGCCTGAAGCAGGTTGGTCCACCATCGGCATAGAAAATCGTAAAGTCAAGTTATTAGGGACAGCGCTCAAGTACTTGCTGGTCCATGCCTCCCTTGTTGGCAGCCAGTGCCTGGTCTCCGGCGTTAACTTAGCAACAGCAAATATTTTAAGTAGGTGCTCTTCGTCCTGGACGTCGCCTGAGTCATGCCACCTGAACCATTTAGATTTTTTTGAATTAATTAGTAGTGCCATAGCTCCAACCCATAGCGGTGATCGGATGGCCTCCAGTCGTCTGTACTGTGCAGCCTGAACAACCGGAAACACGTAGCAACCCTTCAGGGCATAACAGCCGCTGCAGGTGCTGTTTGATATATTCACCAGTTTGGATCCGGTCTTGCATTCTGCTGCTGGTAAACCATACGCCCAGCCAGGCATCTTAGAAGGCTTGCTCAGGCCTCCAACTATTTTTAAAGCTTCTTGTGTATTCATAATTATACCTTTCTGTTAAATCTGTTTTTAACACGTGTACCCGGTTTATGCAATTTATTTTTTAATGCTTGTTGCTTGAAGCTTGACGCTTGCTGCTTGTTGCTTAATTCTTTAAAAAACTTTTTGCAACTCTTCAGGTATCCGGCTGGCAGCTCATCATGCGGCCGGATGAAATAGTGTGTTAAATCATTTTTAAAAATTTTCATTTTATCCTTTCTGTTATTGGACCATCACCCAGTGAAGACGTCGCAAGGAGCGAGGTGTGACACTGGGCATGACCTGCTGTTTCAAAATTTATCGACCGTGCTACAGCAAAACGAGGTCAGTATCTACCAGAGGTAAGTTTTGAACTTAATAGAATAATTAATATATAATCCTTGACAATCCTATTGTCAATATGTTATTTAAAAATAATTAACAAGAAAGGTAAATTATGGAAAACAACAAACAATTCAAGATCACTTTTTGGGCAAAGAAACACAAAAAGCATATAACAAGAAACGCAAAGTGGACTGATCTTTGCAGATACTTTACATCTAAATCTGGCACACCTTGTATTACTTACTATGATGAGGACGCACATGGATATAGAACTGCAACGACAACATGGAAAGTGAGGTCAATGGGATATTAAGGTTGACGAAAGCAGACAAAGTTGATAGGATAATCCTATTAACAAAAAAGGTATAATATGACACAAACAAACACAGATAACAGAACAGAAAAGAGAAGTAATAGATTTAGTGGACAATCTATTATGCTAACAAAAGAAGAGGCAATCATTCATGATAGATTATTTATTAATGAATTAACTGCAACGTTAGAAGATAAAGAACTTGGCTATGGTGGTTCTAAACTATGGGATAAGGTACGAGCCGATATCGATTGGTTTAGAAAAAACAATGCCGAGGCATATATGGTCTTAATAGACTAGAGCTACCTTTCCCCTGGTACCTCATCAGACTGTAGAGGTACCAGGGCCCATCCAAAATTTGCAATTTTTTATTTTAGTTAATCACCTTTTGTAAAAAAGGGGTCCCAATATTTGACATTTATGCTAAGTTTTATACATTCGTAGAGCCGAAATACTTTTGAAGTTTTTAAAACATATCTCAAAAAATTTTGCGCAAAATTTTTTCGAATGCATTATGGATACAGAGAAATTAAAACATTTAGATAAACTACCACCTGACGTAAGACGAGAGTTTGCATTACTAGCAAACAAATATGGACAAAAGAAAAAGGAGTCTAAGATAAGAGAAGACTTCATGTCTTTTGTAAAACACGTGTGGCCTGATTTTGTGGAAGGATCTCACCATAGAAAAGTAGCAAAAAAATTTAATGATATTGCTTCTGGAAAAATAAAACGTGTTATTATTAATATGGCACCAAGACATACTAAGTCTGAGTTTGCATCATACTTGTTGCCAGCATGGATGGTAGGTCGTAATCCTAAATTAAAAATTATTCAATCTACAAACACAACAGAATTATCTGTAAGGTTTGGACGTAAAGCAAAACAATTAATTGACTCACCAGAATATCAACAAGTATTTCC